AGAGGCTGACCGATTCCACCTGACGCAGGGCATAGCTGGCGACTCGACTGATGGATATAAAGGCTGCCCAACGTGGGGCATGGACACGGCGCGAAGGTTCCTTGAGGAGCCTTTTAAGTTTGTTCCAGAAACCTTCTCAACAACTCGCGGCAAGTTCGCAGGCATCGAGCGCACCCGCTGGGTCAAGCGGGAATGTGACGATCTTTGGGAATGTATCCTCTCGCTCTACGCCAAAGAAGGCCTGACTGAGGCAGACGCTATTCCGCAGTTCCAAGTCGCCCGCATCCTCCGGACCACCGATTATAACTTCAAGACGAAAGAGCCAATACTATGGACACCCGAACTGATCAACCCAAACAATGTGAGACGTGCGCACATAAATACCTAGATGGTGGCCTAGCACCTTGCTCAAGCTGCTACCAAAATCGCAATTGGGTTAGCCCTCTCGCATATCCTCAACAGACCACTGCGCCGGACTCCCCATACTGCCCTACTCCAGAAGATGCAGAACCGATGGATGACCAGATCATTGAACCCTCGCACTACACCCGCTGGGTGATTGAGCCGATTACATTCATCATGCGTAACGGCTTCGAGTTCTGGAGGGGTAACATCGTGAAGTATGCCTCCCGCGCTGGCTATAAGCTGTATCCGAATAAGGATGCAGGGGCCAGTGAGATCATGGACCTTGAGAAAGTCATTCGTTACGCGAACATGCGTATCAACCAGCTTAAGGGCGAGACATCGCTGTAACCTTAGAGAGGGCCGTCAGGCCTCCTTTTTGATTAACCCACAACCTAGCCATAAGCGAACCAAATGAAAAAACAACCAATCCCACAACCCGCAATCTCCGATGATGTCCTCGAATATTTTGAGGACACCTTCCCCGATAAAGCGCCCCGCTCCGGCAGTATCTCGCTAACCCAAGTGGGTGTTCTCATTGGCCAACAAAATGTTCTGGATAAGCTGCGGCTGCTCCACACGAAACAAAACCGAATGGATACCTGACGTATGACAAAAATGTTCAGACCTAAGATCAACAACCCAGCAACCCCTGCGGCCCCTGCACAAGACGTTTCGCCTCCTCGGCGCGAACTTGGTGGCGGGTCAGAAGCTGACAAGCGCAAACAACGCCGCAAGGGGCGTAACTCACTCCGAGTTGACCCCCAATCTGGCGGTGTCCGCTCATCCGGTTCAGGGGTCAACGTCCCAATGAAATAAGGTGACACTCCTATGTCCAATATAGCATCCCGCTACAAGAAGTTGGAGCAGGACCGTGAGGGCTATTTAGCGAGAGCTAGAGACAACGCCAAGCTCACCATCCCTTCTCTAATACCAGACGAAGGCTCCACTGGCTCCACGGAGTTTACTGACCCTTACCAAAGTGTAGGTGCCCGTGGGGTCATGGGCCTAGCTGCAAAAGCTACCCAAACCTTACTACCTCCTAATGAACCTTTCTTCCGTATGGATATTGAAGAGTTCACTCTCTCGGAACTTTCACAGAACCCTGAGGCCCGTGCAGAGGTCGAGCAAGTCCTTACTATGATGGAACGCACGGCCTCTCGCTCAATTGAAGCCTCGGGTGTTCGTGCAGCATTCTATGAAGCTGTCTCGCACCTAATCGTGGCGGGTAACGTCCTAATCTTCCTTGATGATGACATTAAACTGCGGGTATTCAACCTGAACAACTATGTAGTTTCTCGTGACCCTTCGGGGAACATCATCGAGATCATTACCCGCGAAGTTGTGGCCCGAGCCTCCTTGCCGGACGCGGTTCAAAGTCTGGTCGCCAGTCCTGAGGATACTACCATACCTGAGGGTGCCAAATCACCTGCCGTTAAGTCGGACACAGTTGATCTCTATACCCATGTCAAAAGGAATGGGAAGGTCTTTGATGTCATTCAAGCCGTGAACGACGTAACAATTGAAGGCTCCGCAGGTAACTACGCTGCGGATAAGGTGCCGTGGATACCGCTGCGCTGGACCCGTGTTGATGGGGAACCCTATGGGCGTTCCCACGTTGAAGCGATTGCAGGCGACCTCAAGACCCTTGAGGCACTTTCTAAAGCTATTGTTGAGTTTGCTGCGGTTGCTGCGAAGGTTATCCCGCTGGTTAATCCCAATGGGGTCACGGACGAAGGTGATCTTGCCCAAGCCGAGAACATGGAGTTTGTGTCCGGTGTCGAGGCCGATGTCTCCTTCCTTAAGATTGACAAATATGCCGATCTACAGGTGGCTAAACAGCTTGCTGATGACCTCACCAAGCGCCTCGAACAGGCATTCCTCATGCACTCGTCTATTCAGCGAGCAGGGGAACGTGTGACCGCTGAGGAAATCCGCTTTATGGCGGCAGACCTTGAGGCCACCATTGGGGCTGTTTACGTCCAGCTATCCCAAGAATTTCAGCTACCCTTAGTCCTTATGACTATTGACCGCCTCGTTAAACAGAAACGTCTGCCCAAGCTCCCTAAGGAGTTACTGAACCCTACGGTCACAACAGGCATCGACGCTCTGAGCCGACAAAGTGATCTACATAAGCTGGACCGCATGGTGGCGGGACTACGTGACCTCTATGGTCCCGAAGCCCTTGCCGCTGAAACCAATGTATCTGACTACGTTAAGCGCCGCGCGGCTGCTTTAGGCATAGACCCTACAGGGCTAATCAAATCAGCCGAACAGAAGGCTGAGGAGCAGCAACAGCGTATGCAGCAACAATTAATGATGCAAACCGCACCTAACATGGTGAACCAAGCTGGCAACATTGCCGCGAAAGGAATTGAGAATGACTAACGATCAAGTAGAAGTCTCAAAAGTTACTGAGAATGAGCCAACGCCGGAAATGACATCCGGCCAGAAAGCCGCTGCCACTCGCGCAGCTAACAAGGAGGCCGCTGCTGTTAAGGCTGAGGCTGAGGCTGAGGCTGTTCGCGGGGTGAAAACCATTCGTTCTGGCGTCACTTTCTGGATTAGGAGCTAACACATGGCCGAAGCAATTGTGGCAACCCCCGAGGATGCCGATGAGCAGGAACATATCGACGCAATGGTGGCAAAAGCTGACGGTGTTGAGGTGGATGAAACTGACAACCAAATCCCTAACGAACTAGACGCCGTGATTAACGACGTGCAAGGCGAAGACGCTGATGCCGACGCCGACGCTGATGCTGATGCTGATGCCGACGCTGATGCTGATGCTGAGGTCGAAGAAGTCGTAGCCAAAGCTGGTCTTGACATGGACGCCCTGCGCGACAAGCTACAAGATGGTGGCCTCGATGACGGCGATTATGAAGCTCTTGCTGCTGTGGGTATTAAATCTGAAATGGTGGACTCATACCTCGCGGGACAGCAAGCTCTGGGCGAGCGTATGGTGGAACGTATGCACGCAACTGTTGGTGGGCCTGAAAACCTAACCGAAATGTTGGAATGGGCGTCCGAAGGACTGAACGAAGAGGACATTGCCGCTTTCAATGATACTATTGATACGGGGAGCGAAGCAACCGTCCGACTGGCCCTGCAAGGCCTCCAAGCTCGTTACAACGCCGAGGGACACAACACCCCCAAGTTGCTGCAAGGTGACCGTGATGTTGCTACGTCTGCCGTGTTTCGCTCCACAAGCGAACTAACTAAAGCAATGGGCGACCCCCGCTATGGCAAGGATAAGGCTTACACGGCTGATGTCACTGCCAAGTTGGACCGCTCCGCTCTCTTCTAGGAAAGCATCCTTATGCCTAAACCAAGCCTCGTTAATGTTAACGTAGGCGACATCGCAGGTGGCCTGTTTAGCTTAATTGATAGTCTCTTCACAACCGAAGATGATCGCAATAATGCGAAGATACGACTGATCGAATTACAGCAAGCAGGCGAACTAGCCCAGATAGGCGTCAACAGTGTTGAAGCGAAGAGTGAAAGCCTCTTTGTCTCAGGTTGGCGTCCTTTTGTTGGCTGGGTCTGCGGAGCCGCCTTCACATACAACTTCATCCTCCAACCTCTATTCGTCTTCATGGCGTGGTTGGTGGCCTTCTACACAGGGGTAGCGCTCCCTATCGACATGTTGCCTGTCCTAGACATGGCGTCAATCCTTACCGTTCTACTCGGAATGCTAGGTCTTGGTGGTTTGCGGACCATCGAGAAGCATAACGGCGTGAACACAAACCGCTAAACCCAACATACCCTAAGCACACTTTCACATGGCTCTAACCCCGTCGAGGCGGGGCACTTTTGCATGTCTGGAAGGTGCCTAGAGGTTCCCCCAACCCCCTCCTTAAGGAATTTCCAAAATGGCTAACACTACCGCATCCCGCTCGGGTCAAGTTGAAGGCGCAGGCCTTACCGACGCACTGTTCGTAAAAGTTTTCTCTGGCGAAGTTATGACTATCTTTGAAGCAGAGAACAAAACCAAAAACCGCGTTATGTCGAGAT